GATTGTACGATTATCGAAGGCCATCGCGGCGAAGAAAGACAAAACGAGGCGTACCGTAAGGGAAATAGTAAAGTTAAGTACCCTAACGGTAAGCATAATAAAAATCCGAGTATTGCTGTGGATGTTGCGCCGTATCCGGTAGACTGGACAGATAGAGATAGGTTTCACTACTTTGGTGGTTATGTACTTGGTATTGCAAGTCAGATGGGATTAAAGATAAGATGGGGCGGTGACTGGGACATGGACACTCAGACCAAAGACAATCGCTTTGATGACTTGGTGCACTTTGAGATTAAGGAATAATGCCTAAGCAGTTTAAGACATATACACGTTTTGATGGCGGATTGAACACTAAAACCAATGCGCGTTCTATTGCTGACAATGAATTAGCGCAAGCTAATAATGTTATTATAGATGAGTTTGGTATGGTAAAGTCTAGTGGCAAGGCTATTGATAACGATACTAATTATACTGACCCTAGTCTTGGTGGTGCACAACAAGCTGGTTACGGTTTGTTCCAAGCGGTTATGGACTTTGATTTAAGTAACAACAATAGACCTACGGTTATGACGTTTCTTGCCGACCCAAGCTCATCTACAAAAATAGACATATCTGAAGAAACAGACGTTCCCTTTGTTCAGTGCGGTTCTTTTAGCACTACGTACTTAGCGGGTAGCACTCAGTTAGATATGGGAGCATTGACAGTAGTAAGCGGAACGGCAAATGGACAGATTATTTACGACATAGCGGATGGAGTTGTACGTATAGCAGATGCCGCTTTTGGTTCTACAAATTCTGTAAAGTCTTTTCAATTTGTAAAACGCAAACTATGGTTTGGTAGTGCAGGAACCCAGCTAGAAGTGTCTGGAAGCGCACAAACAATATCAGATTATGTAGCAACAGACTCTGGACTGTACAGGCCTTTTGAACAAAATTTTGTTGTAGAATCTACAATGGCTGGATTTCCTACAAATGGAGGTTTGGTTATGACAGGCCCTATTACTCAGAGTGGCACACTAAGCAGCTCCTCTACTGTTGATGCTAATCCCGGTGCAGGGATAGGGTCTGCACACGAAGCAGCGTTAGATACGGGTGGGTTTATACTTGTTAATTTAGAAGACGAAACAGAGCACCCTATTACCAGCGCTAATAGTAGCGGAGTGCTAACTTTAAGCTCTGCTGTTAGTACCAGTGCAGGTTCTAACAATTACTTAGTTGCTCCTGACCCCGGTCATGGTTTTAACATAGAAGTTACACAGCCGGGTAGCGGAACAATGACCGCTGGTACATTTGAGTTTGCACAAACATTTATTTATGACGATAGGCAAGAATCTCTACCATCTGAAATGAAGGGAACTATTGATATAGCGGCTAGTAAATACATACAAATTAAAATTATAGCTACCCATCCTTACAATAGCAGAATAAGTGGCGGCAGGTTGTACATGAGAGATTCTACAGTAAAAGGTGAGTATGAGTTGATTGCAGACATTGACCTTTCTAAAGGGTGTCGTTCTAGCTTAGAGGGTGGATTTACAGGCTGGGCCTTAGCTCATACTGATGACCCAGAGACGATTACTTGCACCATAAACTTAGCAGCTAACAATGTAGATACTTTTGAAACACTAAATGGTTATTCATCTTCTGTTCAATACAATCATGTAGGAGATGTAGGCGGTGGATATAAGACAAGTGCTATAAGCAATAGAAGAAAGTTTATTGCAAATGTAAAAGTGGATGATTTTACCGGAAGTTTAGTGCATCAACCCGATAGATTAAGGTATAGTGAAATAAATAAATTTGATACATTCATACCAACTAACTTTATAGATATTGGTGTTAATGATGGTGAAGAGTTTGTAAAGCTAGAGGCGTATGCAGACAGGATTCTCGCTTACAAAAATAGAACATTATACATAATAAATATAGGTGGAGGTGCTGATACTCAATGGTTCTTAGAGAGCTCACATCAAAACATGGGTGTAGAGTTTCATGCAGCTACGACCAAGACACCATTTGGAGTTTGCTGGGTAAATAAAAATGGTTTGTACATCTATGATGGTAGTAGGATTACAAACTTACAAACAAAGATTATAGAATCTGAGTGGGAATCTTTTGTTAACTCTGATACTATGATAGGGTACGAACCTACTCACAAGCATCTTGTAATAATTAGAGACGCTAACGATGAATCAAGTGACAACGGGGACGCATACATATATAGCTTTATTACAAAGTCATTTACATTTGTTGAAGACTTGGTTGCGGACAATGTAAAAAGTAATCCAATTACGGACATATTTAATAAAATGACAATGGCAGTTAGCACTAATGAAATAATATCTTACGATGGCGAGCCGGACGCAGGCACTACGTTTGACATCAAACTTAAAGACGATGATTATGGATTGCCTAATGTAGTAAAGAAGATATACGGTGTAACTGTAGAGTATGCAAGCGATAACGATAACTCTAATGGTCTAAAGTATTTTTACACAAACGATAGCGGTACTAAACAAGCCGTAGCTAACGGTGGTACTCTGTCAGATACTAATAACGATTTAGATGTAAATAGAGTTACATTTAGTCCACCTCTTTTAGCGTCTTCGTTTCAAGTACAGCTTGACCTAGATGGTGATAGTATACAGAAAGTCAATAACGTAGGTGTGGAGTATCGTCCTATCTACAAAAGGATTACATAATGGCTATTGACAGAGAGAAAAGATTTTTATATAATACTAAAGGTATTAAGACAAAGCTCCAGACAGGTGTACCAGCACGTAATACTGGTAACGATGGAGAAGAAAGAATAGTTAAAACAAGTGACGGCAAGTTACGATTGTATAGAAAGCAACTTGGCGCATGGTATTTTTTAGAGTTTACGAGGTCGTAATATGGCAAACAGTTTAATGGAATTATATGGCGGTGGTATGGTGGGTAACCGTACTAATTATCAACTTGGTGGTAGGGTAGCTGCTTCACGTAGAGGTAGAGAGTACGCTGGGGAGATAAGAAGATTAAATGAAGCCGCAGAGAGAGCGCAAAGAAGACAAAGCAGAGCAAGTAGTCTTGGCAATATTTTAGGAACTGTTGGCGGTATAGCCGGAAGCCTTATTCCTATACCCGGAGTTGGAACTGCTGTTGGTGCTGCTATTGGTTCGGCTGTTGGCGGAGGCCTTGGCAGACTTGCTGGAGAAAGCACTTATCAAGGTACAAAAGTAGAGGGTGGAAAGTACGCACAAGATAGCAGAAGAAATCTACAGGGTAGTATTGACGATTTTAAAAGCAGTATGGGTGAGAGAGCATTAGCACAAGGACTAAGAAGCGGATTAGGAACTTTTATATCTGCTGGCGGTATAGGCGAAACAAAAGATTTTTTAGCAAGAAATTATGGTATTGACCCCGGCGGTAGGTTCGCTAGTAAAGTTACCCAGCAAGGATTGGCAGATAATCCTTTTTTAAGCACTGAAGGACTGGAAGACTTAACAGATGACCAGTTAAGAGATTTTTTACCATCTAATTACGACCCATTGCCAACTCCAGTAAGGCCTAACGTACCTATAGAGCCAGAAACTGTTGATATGATTAGTAATCAAATGATGGAAACTATTGACCCACTAGATTTTTCACAGCTACTTGGGCCAGAATTGCCAGATTTATTAAACCGCTCAACTACTGATTCTGGATTTGATACTAGTTTTTATAATTTTAAAGGCGGAGGTATGGTTAATGCGATGCCTAAATATCAATACGGTGGCTTTGTAAAAGAAGCTGAAAAAGAAAGATTTGATGCTATGAATAGGCCAACTTCTTTTGGTAATCAACCAAATTCAGCTGGTGAAAATTTTTATTCTGGGCCTAACGCTCCTGCACCACCTCCCCCACCCTCACCACCTGCTCCACCCGCTGCTCCATATGTTCCCGGATACGGTACGGCTACAGATGTACAAGGTGTTCTAACTCAACTAGGTATGGAAGATATATACAATGACCCTAGATTTGCAGAATATGCTGGTGATTTACCAGACTTTCAGATGGGCTACGCTCAGCGAGTAGGTGACATCTATGCTGGTGGTCAGCAAGCAGCTAGAGATATTAGGGGACGGCAACGAATAGCGTCAGGACAAAGAGGTTTTGCTGGTAGTGGAATAGGACAGAGACAGACTCAACAAG